GCAGATGATTTCTTTAGTAGTGTATATCCTACTATTAGTTCTGGTAAGTCTACTAAGGTAATTATTGTTTCTACCCCAAGAGGTATGAATCATTTTTACCGACTGTGGCATGATGCAGAACTAGGTAGAAACGAATACGTCACCACAGACGTTCATTGGTCTGAGGTGCCAGGCAGAGATGAAGCCTGGAAAGAACAAACGATTAAGAACACATCAGAAGCTCAGTTTAGGGTTGAGTTTGAATGTGAGTTCTTAGGATCTGTTGATACATTAATTTCTCCTTCTAAATTGAAGGTGATGTCGTATGATGATCCAATTGGAAGAGGTGAAAGAGGTGGAGAGATATATGAAAATCCAATAGAAAAACACAATTATGTAATTACTGTTGACGTTGCAAGGGGTGTGGAGAAAGATTACTCTGCCTTTATAGTATTTGATACAACATCATTCCCATATAAAGTAGTAGCAAAGTATAGGAATAACCACATAAAACCAATGTTATTCCCCAGTGTTGTTATTCAATTTGCAAGAGCATATAACAATGCATATCTTTTAGTAGAAGTAAATGATATAGGAGATCAAATTGCATCCATACTTTTCTATGATATGGAATATGAAAATGTTCTAATGACTGCAATGAGAGGTAGGGCTGGACAAGTATTGGGACAAGGATTCTCTGGTAGTAAGGTTCAACTTGGCGTTAAAATGTCTAAAACTGTTAAGAAGATGGGTGCATTGAACTTGAAAACCCTCATAGAATCTGATAAATTATTGATAAATGACTATAACATTATTGCAGAGTTAACCACATTTATTGAAAAGGCTAACTCATTTGAGGCAGAAGAAGGATGTAATGATGACTTAGCAATGTGCCTTGTTATATTTGCATGGTTAGTTGTGCAAGATTATTTCAAGGAGATGACTGATGATGATATTAGAAAACGAGTCTATGATGATCAAAGAGATCAAATAGAACAAGATATGGCACCATTTGGATTCATACAGGATGGGATATCCGAAGAAACATCCTTTGTAGATAATGAAGGAACTCGATGGAACTTAGACGAGTATGGTGATAGATCGTATATGTGGGATTATCTTTAATGGAATTAAACGACACTAATGTAATAGAAGTACTTAACGAGATGCTTCCATATATTGAAGCAGATGGTGGATGGTTGGAGTATGTTGAAACAGACTACACAACAGATGGTGCTTTTGTTAAAGTAAGATTAGGAGGTGCATGTTCTACTTGTGCCTATAGTTCCCAGACTATTAAAATGGGCATAGAAAAGAAATTACAGATGGAGATACCAGATGTTGCAGGAGTTATTCAGGTATTGTAATGGATCTTGATGATGGGTTTGATTTAGGCCATCTAGTTTTACATGAAAGAAAATGTAGGACTTGTAATATAACGTATCCATTAACAGAAGGTTATTATCTTACAAGAAAGAATAGGGGTGTATTACCGTCTTCTTATTCTTATGAGTGTAAGACTTGTACGATCAAACGAGTAAAAACAAAAAGAAGAAGAGATAAACCAGATGTCTATCCAGACTGGTAGGACGTTCATGTATTGTTTCCCCATTGGAAAAGCAGGTTTCAATAAATAAGTTTAGAGAAAACAACTGACATCTTCGAGGGACACTAACATGACGCTCAATCTAGTATCTCCAGGCGTTAAGGTACGAGAAGTTGACCTAACAGTAGGAAGAATTGACGGCATCAACGATCAAGTTGGAGCTATTGCAGGACCTTTTGAAAAGGGGCCTGTTAATGAACCAGTTCTGATTGAAACAGAGGCCGATCTTCTAGACACGTTTGGTTCACCTAAATCTGCCGATGCCCAGTATGAATACTGGATGACTGCATCAGCATTCCTTTCATATGGTGGAATTCTTAGAGTTCTAAGAACTTCAAACACAATGTTATCTAACGCTAACGCTCCAGTTGGTGCTGCGATAACTGATCTTTCAATTGCATCATCTGAGGACTATTATAATAATAGAGCTTCAACAACTGAAAACTGGTTGTATGCTGCAAGGAACCCTGGCTCATGGGCAAATGATCTTAAGATCTGCACCATTGATGGTCAGTCAGACCAGAGAATTGCTATTGGTACTGAAGGTCTCGTAGTTGGATGGGCTGTTACCGCTGGTTTCTCAACTAGTGTAGCTTTAACAGATGGAACAGTTGGTGTTCAGACTGGTTACCTTAAGGGTATCATTACTGGAATTAATGCAGGAAATGTTGATGTTAAAATTGTAAGTAAGCATAACGTTTCTACAAATGTTTGGTCTGCAATCGACTATGAAGAAGGTTCAACAACTAATGCCTTCCAAGGATATAGTAAGATTGTTTACGATCATCACGCAAATTCTGATTCTACAGTTAACCACGAGAACCGTTTAAAAGTTTTCAACCAAGCTGGTGCTTCTCAAAGAGTCGAAAGACAGAGATTCCAAGCTACAGTTGGTATAGGTTCTACAGTCATTGGATATAGTGATGACTTTAACGCACTTAAGTCTGCTCCTGGCGATCAGATTAAGTCACTCAATGGAACCTACACAGGAACAATTGTTTCTTATGCAACCACAGGTGGTCAAGGAACAATAATTATGGACACTGCTTCTACAGTAGCGTTCGCAAATACAGACTTCCTCGTTATGTCTGGTATTGACAGTGGAATTTACCTAAGACAAGGTAACACTGTTACTGACTGGTATGATCAGCAAACTCTTGGACTTACAAATAGTACAATCTATTGGAAGTCAATCGCTGATCGTCCTTCAACTACTGAGTACGCTAAAGAAAGAAACTCTAAGAATGATGAGTTCCACGTTCTTGTAGTTGATGACACTGGTTCTGTTACTGGTAGTTCTGGAAACATTGTAGAGAAGTGGACTGGATTATCTAAGGCAAATGATGCCAAGATCTCTCCATCTACAGACATCTACTATAAGAACTACGTTGCAAACTTCTCCAACTTTGCCTTTGTTGGTGCTGCACAGACTGGTATTGGTCTTAAGCATACATCATTGGGTGGATTTGCTGTTGATGCAACTGGTGTTTGGGGAACAAAAGCACAGGGAGTTACCTTCAATGGTGCTGGCCCTAGTATCTACTCTCTCGCAAACGGAAACGATTACGGTGGAGTTGGTAAGTATGCTTGCACATTGGGAGATGTAGTTACTTCCTATCAAGTTCTAGATAACCCTGCAGAATACTCTGTTAATTACCTTATCCAAGGTCCTTCTAGTGGTGATAACATCTATGAGGCACAGGCTAAGGCAAACAAACTAATCAGTATTGCAACTGTTCGTAAGGATTGCATCGCATGTATTTCTCCTTACAGAGCTGGAATTGTTGGTCTTACAAATTCTGATCAACAGACAGCAAACATCATTGCTTTCTATGATAGTTTGACATCTAGTTCTTACGCAGTCTTTGACTCTGGTTATAAGTACACTTATGACAGATTCAACAACACCTTTAGATATATTCCTCTAAATGGTGACATCGCTGGATTGATGGCGAGAACATCCATCAATTCTTATCCTTGGTTCTCACCTGCTGGTGCTACCAGAGGAAACATCAACAATGCAATCAAACTTGCATACAACCCATCACAGGCACAAAGAGATGAGTTATATCCTAAGAGGATTAACCCAGTTATCTTCTCACCTGGCGCTGGAGTCGTTCTATTCGGTGACAAAACAGCTCAGAAGGAGGCATCTGCTTTCGATAGAATCAACGTTCGTCGCTTGTTCCTTACAATTGAAGGTACAATCGAGAGAGCTGCAAGATCACAACTCTTTGAGTTCAACGATGATCTTACAAGAACTAACTTCTTGAATATTGTTGAACCATATCTTCGTGATGTTAAGGCTAAGAGGGGTATTTCCGACTTCGTAGTCATATGTGACGAAACTAATAACACACCTGCTGTTATAGATTCAAATACATTCAAGGCAGACATCTTCGTTAAGCCTGCACGTTCTATCAACTACATCGGTCTAACCTTTGTTGCAACAAGAACTGGCATCAGCTTTGATGAAGTTGTTGGCTCTGTATAATTTACTAGCCCTTTACTAAATAACTTACGAAGAGAGGATTTAACTAATGTCCAAGACCAATTTACCTCCAATAGAAGCCAGGACGATTGATTCCTTTAAGTCTAAACTTATAGGTGGTGGTGCAAGACCCAACCTGTTTGAAGTTGAGCTTCAATTCCCAGGCGGCATTGGTGATGAGATAACTAAACAGGCAGCTGAAGAAGCAAGATTCATGGTTAAAGCTGCGAATCTTCCTGCATCAAACATCAACGTTATTGATGTTCCCTTCAGAGGAAGGAACCTTAAGATTGCTGGTGATCGTACATTCGATCTCTGGACTATTACGGTTATCAATGACACCACATTCAATATCAGAAATGCTTTTGAATTGTGGATGAATGGAATCAACAAGCATGACAATGCTACTGGAGAAACAACTCCTGTTGATTACCAGACAGATGCTACCGTTTATCAGTTAGGAAGGAACCTTTCACAGGATTCTACAACTCAAGGTGGTGCAAGTGCAAGAATAGATGCTTCTAAGAGTGACAAATTGCCAGTACTAAAAGCCTATGAGATGCATGGTGTATTCCCAACAAATGTAGGAGCGATTGAACTTTCTTACGATCAGCCAGATACTATCGAAGAATTTACAGTTGACCTCCAAGTGCAGTGGTGGGATGCCCTTAACCCAGATGGTTCATCACTTCTAGGAACAACTTAATTAATTTTGTGTTATAATGTAAGGCATAAATAACTGGGAACAGCCCAGTATCAGTGAGTTAATGGCTAAATTATTTGGTTTTAAGATACAGAAGGATGACGAAAATACAAAAAACGTCATCTCACCTGTACCTCAATCTAACGAGGACTCTTCGGACTATTATGTTTCGAGTGGGTTCTATGGGCAGTATGTAGACATTGATGGTGTATATAAGTCCGAGTATGAGTTAATAAAAAGATATCGTGAAATGGCACTTCATCCAGAAGTGGACAGTGCTATCGAAGATATTATAAACGAAGCAATAGTTTCGGATCAGAATGATTCTCCAGTCGAAATCGATTTGGAGAATCTTCCTGCATCTAGTAAACTTAAAGATCTCATTAGAGAAGAATTTAAAAACATCAAAGAGATCTTAGATTTCGATAAGAAATGCCATGAGATTCTTAGGAATTGGTATATTGATGGAAGAATATATTACCACAAGGTAATTGATATCAAGAAACCAGAAGAAGGAATTAAAGAAGTAAGATATATTGATCCACTTAAGATTAAATTAGTAAGGAAACTTAAGACAGATCCTTCATTAAGTTCAGCGATTAAGGCAGTTAATCAGGGACAGGATCCATCTAATATAGAAAACCCTGAGATAGAGGAATACTATCAGTATGATCCTAATCAGAAACAAGGTAAGAATAATTTAGGTGCAATTGGTAGTACACCTTTTGCACATAAGAATAAACCAGTAAAGATTGCACCAGATGCTATAACATTCTGTCATTCTGGTTTAGTAGATAGAAACAAGCAAACCATTCTTTCTTATCTACACAAGTCTATTAAGGCACTCAATCAACTTAGAATGATTGAGGATAGTTTAGTTATCTACAGACTATCTCGTGCTCCTGAAAGAAGGATTTTCTATATTGATGTAGGTAATTTGCCTAAGATCAAGGCGGAACAATACCTCAAAGAGGTAATGAACCGTTATAGGAATAAGTTAGTATATGATGCTGCTACTGGTGAGATCAGAGATGATAGAAAGCATATGAGTATGCTTGAAGATTTCTGGTTACCTCGTAGAGAAGGTGGTCGTGGTACAGAGATTACTACACTTCCTGGCGGACAGAATCTTGGAGAACTATCTGATATAGAATATTTCCAGAAGAAACTTTACAGAGCTTTGGGAGTTCCAGAGTCACGTATTGCTGGTTCTGGTGATGGATTTAATCTTGGTAGATCATCAGAGATCTTAAGAGATGAGATTAAGTTTACCAAGTTTGTTGGTAGGATGAGAAAGAGATTTGCAACAGTCTTTAATGACATGTTGAAGACTCAATTGATTCTTAAGAACATAGTCACACCAGAGGATTGGGAAACACTTTCAGATCATATTCAATATGATTTTGTATATGACAATCATTTTGCAGAACTAAAAGAAGTAGAACTAATTAACGAAAGACTTGGTGTTGTTGCTGGAGTCGATCCTTATGTTGGTAAGTATTACTCACTTGAATGGGTAAGACGCAATGTTCTGAAACAGAAGGATGAGGAGATAATAGAGATAGATAAACAGATGGCACAAGAAATTGAGGACGGTAAGATTGCCGACCCAATGGAAGTGCAGCAACTAGAAATGGGTGTTCATCCAGAACAAATGCCAGGTGGTATGATGAACCCAATGCCAGAAGAAATGCCTGCCGAGGAAGCGCAAGCACCTCCTCCACAGATGCCCAAAGGTGGAGAGATATAAATACCTTTAGTCTAATTCTATATTAATACCTTTCATGGATAATGATTTAATTGATATGATCGCTCAAGATAATATTTCTGCGACTGATGTGCATGATAAGATTAAAGAACTTCTCTATGCAAAATCGGCGGAAAACATTGATGTGGTCAAACCAGCTGTAACGTCTGGGTTATTTGGTGGGCCTAATCCCTACCTAGAACCAGAAGTCGAGACAGAAACTGAAGTTGAACCTGCTGCAGAGGAAGAACCAGTTGCATCTGATGAAGCACCTGGCACACCTGCTTCCGTTGAGGAACCAGAGGTTGAAACACCTACCGCTGAAGTAGAAACTCCTGATAATGAGACTGAAGAAGAAAAAACTGAGGCTTAAAAATGAAACTCATTAGAGAAGAGATCGAAACCGCCAAGGTTCTTATCGAAGAAAAAGACGGTAAGAAGCAAATGTTTATTGAAGGTATCTTTTTACAAGGTAACCTCAAGAACAGGAATGGACGTTTTTATCCTGTAGAGACTCTTGATAAAGAGGTTCACAGGTATTGCGAAGAATTTGTCGGCAAAGGTCGAGCTCTTGGTGAGTTAGGACATCCAGAAGGACCCACAGTCAATTTGGATAGAGTATCCCATAAGATTATTGATCTCCATAAGGAGGGAACAAATTTTGTAGGTAAAGCTCAGTTACTTAGTACACCAATGGGTACTATAGCAAAGTCTTTATTGGAAGATGGTGTTACTCTTGGAGTATCATCGAGAGGAATGGGAAGTCTTAAAGACACTAACGAAGGATACAAAGTCGTTGGTGAAGACTTTATGCTTGCAACTGCTGCTGATATAGTAGCAGATCCTTCTGCCCCTGACGCTTTTGTCAATGGCATTATGGAAGGAGTTGATTGGGTTTGGGAAGCTGGACTCCTAAAAGCAAAGCAAACACAGATGGCTAAAGAGGTAACTCCTGAGCCTGTTGCTGTTGCTGAACCTGAAAAGGTAGTGGAGGAAGTAATTGAGAAAACTCAAGAAACTATAAATAAATTTGTTGATCAAAATCAGCTTGATGAGAAGAAGTTGGAAATCTTCCAAAACTTCCTATCAAATCTTTGATTTAATAAATAAACATAGATT